TGCAGAACGTCAGGCGCACCATGCCCGAGTCGTTGCCGCCCTGGTGTCCGCTGACACCGTGCTGCACTCCGCTGTAGGGCTCGACGCTCGGGGGCTGTATGTGCCTCGTGTCAATCCACTGCGCCGCCTCAACATCACCGGGCACAATGCCCTTGTGCAAGTAGACTCGCAGCGCCTGGTAATTGCCCTCGAGGTCTGCGGAGGTGCAGACAGTGCCGTCAACGAAGGTGTTGGGGGGACTGAATGACATTCACTTCACCCGATGCTTGAGCACTGCGAGGTTGCCACCATTGTAATCGAGGCTTGCGCCGTTGCTGTAGACGGTGTCATGCACGAGATAGTTGACGCCCGATAGTTGGTAAGGATGCATCACACCCTTGAGGACTACCCGTAGCCCGTAGATGACCTGCGCCCCTGCGTCTCGCGGGTAGTACCAGGCGCCCGAGATGCCGCGCCAGCGCTGCGTACTCTCCGTGCTGACGCTTGGCACTGTGCCTGCGTCAGGGTCTGTTGCGTATCGCAGTCCCGACGGCATGACGCTTGAGGCGAGCGTGCTGCTGAGCGGGGCACCGTAGTAGGCACCGACGGCCGCCTTGCAGTCGGACTGCAGGGGAACTGCGACGTAGTTGGTGCGCGCTGCGCTGGTGATGTCCCACTGCAGATAGAACACCCAGCAGCCTCCCCAGGTATCTGTCTTGCGGTGCCCTCCGCTACCGTCGGGCAGCTCGTAGTAGCCAAGACTGCCCGTCGCTGCGTTCCAGTTGCTCCCCTGGGTGGCCTTCGCGGAGAGGTTCCAGTAGGCGCGGAGCACCTCGCCTGCCCCGACGCTCAGGCCTGCGCCGAAGCTCATTTCACTCACATTGCCGGCACCGTCCTCGATAGGATGCGGGTCTGCAGGCATTACGGTCATGCCGTTGACAGTGACCGAGCTACTGTGCTTCCAGTGGTTGAGGCCGATGTCTTGGGACTGCGCATGCGTCAACAGCCACCCCGACTCGGCGAACTGGGGCAGGTCGTGAGCTGCGTCTCGGTGATTGAAGGCGTTGAGGTCGGTCTGCGTGTAGCTGGCGAAGCGCGTGTTGAGGCTGGCTGCATCGAGTGCGTCGCCTGCAGTGATAGGGCCGTCTGTGATGCGAGACATTAGCGCCACCTTCCTATAGCGAGATAGCGCATGCTGTATAGATGCGCTTGAGGCACCGATGTGCCTGCCGTTGTCTCCGTTGCGTCATCCTGCGACGGTCCTTCGATGCGCCACTGAAACCGCACCGATAGGTCCCCTTGGGGCGCGAGAGTGCTGCCGATGACTCGAAAAGCTTCGTGGCACCCCGGCCCCCTCTTTTCTGCGATGACGACACCGTTCACGGTGATGCGCAGGCCGAGATATCTGGGGCTCATAGGCAGGGGCACGTTTAAGCCGCTCGCCATGCTGCCAAAAATGTACCCGTTGCCTGCCCACTCTATGTGAAGCTGCCCGCCCTTGAATCCCGTCAGCGTGGTTGCCGTACTTGCCGAGGCATCTTGCCACCCACCTGGGTAGGCCGGGTAGGCGCAAGCGTCCCACATGTTGCCGTCTGGGACGTCGTAGACAACTACGTCTTGCTGCCCGCCTGCTGGGTGCGCCGTTGCGACGTAGCCCCGCAGTATGGCGTAGTCCTTGAGGCGCGCCTCATCGATATAGTTGCCAGGCAACTGGTCTCGGTCGAGCGTGGTGACGCTAGACTGCTGTGCCCTGAGCTCGTCGTTGATGGCATCGGGGCTAATCGTTGCGCCTGCAGTCGCCTCTCGTTGTGCCCAGCGCTTCATGCTCGCCTCCCCATGACGACCTTCGTGCCCTTCGTGGTGAACTCGTATTCATGCCCGACAATGATGATGTCAGCGGTAGTCTCGACCTCGAAGCAGAACCACGCAGCCGAGTGGTGTGCGACACTGTAGCGGAGGGGAACGTATCGCTCGGGCTTGTAGGTCGTCTGCCCGAGGGTGGTCTTGTCGAGACTCGGCAGTACGTCTGCGTCCGGTGGCTGTGCCAGGTAGGTACGCTCCGAGACGGGTACCAGGTCAAAGTCCTTGAAGTGCCGAACAGTGATAGGCGCGTCGCCTGTCGTCATCACGAGAATAGTGACGTAGCTGACCTGTTTCTGTAGCTGCGCGTCCCCTGCGCTCCACCAGGCGGACCGGTAGATGCTTGTGGGTGGTGTGCGCCAAGTCATCTCGTCGACGAGCACGACACTGCCGCGAGCTCGCTTGCCCGACAGGACGAAGAGACCGCGCTGCGAGTCAGTGCTCGCGGCCTCTGCCCCGGTGTGATGTCCGAAGAGGATGGTGCCGTCTGCCCGAGTCGCCAAGGCGCCCACTGGGAAGCCGGTCCGGGTGCTCCATGGGCTCAGGCGCTGCGAGTCGAGGAGCGCAAGCCGGTCGAGATGCAGCACAAGACCGAGGTCCGGGCGGTCGCTGCCCTGCGTCGGCACGTAGAGCTGGTACTGACGCTCGGAGGCAGAAAACACCGCAACTGCCTTAGGCGTGCAGTCCGGTGTCATCTGCTGCAGTAGCTCATCCTGCCCGAGGGTCAGGTTGACGAGGTCTGCGATAGCACCGCCCTCGATGCCTCCGGTCAGGCCATAGACCCCATCGACACCGAGGAAGACGACACCGAGACCGGGCACCGCTGCGATTGTGTGGGGACTCAGGCAGGTGACCGAGTTGCTGATTGTCGAGACTTGAAAGCCGTTCGCGTAGTCTCCGGTAACGACGTCAATGCCCCGCTCGCGGAAGACCAGCAGGTTTGTGTAGCTGCCGAAGAGGCCGGTGATAGAACCGCCCTCACTGCTGAGCTGCACGAAGTTCGCGGCCCCGAACTGCTCGATGAGCCCAGGCGCGGAGAAGTAGAGGCTCAAGCCGTCATCGATACCGCCATCAAGCCACAGGCAGCCACCATAGAGGCCGGAGAAGCGAGCACGAGGGGCAGGCAGGGGGCCGGTTGCGAGCTCGGGGCGAGGCTGGTTTAGGTCTCCGGTTCGGACGGCATCAAAGAACAGCTCTTCTGCGTTGTTTCGGATGACGTCTACACTGTAGAGCGTAGTGTCTCCCTGATAAACATAGTCGTCGCTGTAGTTCTTAGTGCGGTAGAGCTTGCGGGCTACAGTCCCCTCGGGACCTATGGGAAGCCGCAGGCCTACGGCATGCCGGTGTCCTTCGGCATCCGATGGCAGACCCCAGGATATTGTGGCCATCTCGCTTGCAGGCCCTTCGCTGCCCGTGCTGGTGATGAAGCTGACGACGTACCCAAAGAGCGCTTGCTTGTCGCCTGGCTGGTTGCCTGTTGCCATGTTCGTTGCGAAGCCCAGACCCCAACGCCCTCCGTCTGAGATGGCCATAGGATTGCTCAGGCACCAAAGAGTCAGCGCACTGCCCAGGATTGTGGGGTTGTAGACATTGCCTGCAGGCTTTGGCATCGGGTTGACGCGCAGCGGTTCAGGGGAGCTCGGCAAGCTGGAAAAGCCGAAGGGCCTGACGCAGCGACCGATAGCCGTGCTCGCTTCGGCTACGTTGCCCAGTGGCCACGGGTTGACGAGGATAGGCCGGTCGACTCCGTTAGTGACGACGGTGCCATAGGGGGTATCAGTGAACCAGGCGCCCGCCTCGGTTGGCGTAGGCATGTGCCGACCTGACTGCAGGGTGCGCAGCGCAGGCACACCGGCTGCGTCGTAGTAGAGCTGCAACTTGCCGTCTGCCTCGAAGAGCACAGCTTGTCGCGCACCGCCTGCGAGCTGCTGCGCAACATGCAGTGCGTAGATAGGCCCGGTAGTCTCGAAGGGCGCCCAGTCGTTCTGACCCGTGCGGTACTGCTCATAGCCGACACGAGAGGACCAACCGCCCGACACCCTGTCGAGAGTCCAGTTCTGCAAGACCCCCGCGTCTTGGGGGTTCTGCGGCAGTCGGGTAGCTACGCCACCGGCGAGCGGGGTCTGGTACTGCGACTGATTCACGAGAATGTCAGGGGGCCGTAGGGGTTGCGAGTGAATCGATAGCCCGCAGTGGGTGTGCCTTTGATGATTCTACGGGGCACCTCTTTCAGGTAGCGCTGCTCCATGGCCTTAAAGAGCACGTCCTTCTTGCGCTGGTAGACCGAGGATAGCGCAGGGTTCGACACCTTGAGCGTCAGCGCCTCGAGGGCAGCATAGGCCACAATCTGAGCGTAGGCCGCAGGCACAAGGGGCACGTCTTGGTCCTCCTGCATGCGCGTCGGAGCGATGACCATTCGAGTGTTGAGCTGCTGGTCGCCGCTTGGGTGCGGGTAGAGCTCAACGGACTGGTAGACGCCTGACTGATTCCAGCGGTAGCGCACCGCTTCGCTCTGGGAGGCCTGCGTGCTCAGGTGAGCGAGGGCGAGGTTCGGCTTGATGGTGACTCCGCCCGTAGGGGCTACGGTGTCGACTCCGACTGCAAGAGCGTCTACTGCGTCGGCATGCCGGATGCGCACCGGTGCAAGGATGTTGGCCTCGGGGCAGGTGAAGTAGTACCGACGGTAGAGGCCGGTCTGGTTGGGCAGTACCTCGGGCGCCATCGTTAGTGTCTGCGTGTCGGTCAGCGCGAAGGTGCCGACTTTCGAGAAGCTGCTTTCAAAGCCCGAGCTCACATCGCGGGGGTAGGTCTCGTAGGCCTGCGCATGCGGTCCCTCTACGTTGACCGTGTA